GTACAGTTCGCCGGCCAACAGCACCAAGCAGTCGTTGCGGTTCGCCGTGACCGCGGCCGGCGCACCGTCCATCGAGGCATAGACGTCAGGTCCGAGTTCTGCGATGTACGAGATCGGCGCCCGAGTCGCTGCGAGGTTCGCAGAGTCCGCCAGATCGTCCACAGACTCATCGGAAGGGACGAACAGCACCCGAGTGACACAGGACCCCATGCGGGCCAACCCGGGCACCCAGGACGACGGACGGAGGCCGATGCCAGTCTGCGAGTAGCAGGACTCTTCGTTGGACGGAACGAGGTTGTCCAGACGTGCGGCCGTGGACCACGGAGCGGAGTACACGTTGCCCTGATCGTCGACGCAGCGGAGCAGAAATTGCCGTGTCGTCCCGTCGAACCCGGCAGCGATGTCATAGTCGCCGTACTCGCCAGGGGACAGCACCACGAGCGTCGTCCATGTCAGGTCATCGAGGGAGCCGAGGTGACCGTAGCCGTCATAGTTCCCGTCGTCCCAAATCGAATACTGGACAGTGACGTCGGGAACGCCGGTGTAACCGATCGAGACGTGAGAGAAGTACCACGACACGACCTCACCCGCATAGAGCGTCGCCATCGCCGGCCACGTGACTCGTGTGGCAGCACAGGGACGCACAACGCCGTCATTGACCGTGTTGGAGTCGTCGCCAGCGTCCTTGTACACGAACTGGTCAGTAGCGATGTTGCGACACCGCATATCGAGAGCCGACAGGAATTGACCTGTCGCCCATCCTTGATCCCCAACCGTCACCGACCCCGTTCCGGACGTCCCGATGACCGACTCTGAAACGATCGTTGTCCACGGCCCGCCCTCGTCGGCCCAACCCAACTCGGGGTGAAAACGCACGTCGATATTGCCAGTCACAGCCGGAGTGCGTTCGTAGCTGAACGTGAGGACGTCGCCAGCGAAAATGCGAGAGTCGAGCGGTTGATCCCATGTGACCTCGGCAGCACAGAACGCCACCTCCGGCGAGTACGCCGAGGAACCCGGGAAGTGATCGACCTCGGCCCAGAGTTCCGCATCGATCGACGCTTCCGAGCTACCACCGCCGATGAAGATCGACCGGCGACCGCCGCCATAGTTGCCGTTCGTGAAGAAGTTCCCGGTCATCGTCGCCGTGGACGTCCGATCGTTCCTCGTGTAACCCGCATACGCCCCGTTGTAGTTGTGCGTCGACGACGTCGTGCGCCAGATCGCAGCGCCGGCAGGAACCACGATGCCCGTCGAGGCAGTCTGCGGGCCGACTTCCCAGACACCCGTCAGCGTCCCCGTGGGACCGCCGAATGCGTCCGTCGACCGCCAGAGCAGATCGAGTGCGTAGTACTGATTCGAACCGCCGCCCGTCACCGACACGTCAGCGCCGGCATTCGTTCGGAGGAAGGTCGTCAGAGTGTTTGCGTTGCTGCCCGACGCAAGGAAGTAACAGTAGCCCCGGGTGAACAACTTGCCGCCCGAGTTGTAGCCACCCCACGAGCACCGATAGGTGTCCTCAGTCGTGTTCGCCACCGCCACCTCCGCAGCCGACACGGAGACAGCAGGAAGAAGGCCCACCAATGCGAGCCCTACTGCAACGATTGAGAGGACCTTGCGCATAGTCCCTCTGTCCGAATCGAACGGACACCACACCTGCGGACGGGCGAAGTGGAGAGGGGAACCAGTCGGATCACACCGACTTGCCGGCCCGACGCAGCCACTTGAGGCCGAGTCGGATCAACACACCGAGGACGGTCAGCGTAACGACCGTGGGCACACCGTAGGTGATCACCCAGGTCTGAACGCTCGCCTCACTCGTCGCCATCGCGCCTCCGAGCGGATCGGCCGGCAGAGTTGCAGGAAACTTCATATCTCATTCACCCCCCCTCACAGGATTGAATCGAACAGGTAGAGCACGACTGCGAGAATGCACCCCGAGCCGACCGCCCAGAACGGAAACAGAGGGACAGCCGTCACAGCGCACGCCCCAGCGAACGCACGAACCGAACCGCCAGGAAAGCGAAACCGAGCGTAGCGGCCATAGCAGCGACCGTCTGAATCGGCATCACCGTGTCGGACAGCCAGAGCACCACGTCATCCGCAGGAGTCGTCACGCCACACCCGCCACACCCGGCAGGGGAGAGTCGACCCAGACCGTCACATTGCCATGCACAAGAAACAGCTTCACCGCATGCACGCAATGGACGTAGGACGACAAGTCAGCCGTATAGACCTTCCGGCCACACTTGCTCTTGGCGAACGACGTCACCTCGACCCGATAGTGCGAGTCGCCACGGCACATGATCCGTGCGTGGATCGGACCGGACGTGTAGTGACGGACGTACCCGGGACGAAGCAGACCGTCACGCATCCGGACCCCCATCCTCAACGCTACCAGGGCGAACCCAGCACGGCTCTAGCGTTTCCGGATCCACACCCCGAACGAGGTTGCGGCGAGCAACAGCAGCACGAGGAAAGACACCACGGCCACCTCTGACCGGAGCCGATCGAGGTTGTACGCCGCCGAGCACGCCGCCCATTCCTGCGTTGTCAGCGTCGGAGGATCCGGGTTGCAACGATCGAACGTCGTGTAGTCCTCCGCCAGACGCCCGGAGATGCCTCGACCCTCGACCATCGAGGGAGGGATGGTCGAGGCCGACGACGTCGAAGGCGTAAGGATCATGGCCAGCATGCAGAGCAGAGCGGTCGTCACGAACAGTCTGCCCGCCGACATGGATGCCCCCGAGGTTGACCGACTGAACCGCCGAGACGGACGCAAGAGCGGCCGCATGACCTTCGGCCCGAGCAGCCGAAAGCGCCGCAGCGAACCTCTGGCGACCGTGCCGGCGACCGAGCACGACAGCCAGGACCACCAACGCCAGACAGGCGAGGGAGAGCCAGTCACCGAAGGTCACTTGACCGGCGCAGCCGTGCGGTTACGGAGGCCCATCAGGGTTCGGGCCTGCGACCCGAACGAGCGAGGATCGAAGTCGATCTCGACGTCACCGCCGAAACCGGCGAGGATCGCTGCCGCCTCGACCTGGTGGCAGTTCTCACGAGACGCCTTGAACATCTCGCACGAGAGGGTCGCCGGATCAGCGATCCAGACCTTGACCGACCGGCCCGCATCGAAGCGAGTTCCGTCGTCGGTCGTGCCGGCCTTGTAGTCCTTGGCGTCGAGGCCGACGAGGACCCCCCGGAAGGTTGAGTACGTCTTGAGTGCCATGTCTGTATGTCCTCCATGTGGAAGCCCGAGTCGGGCGAGAGCAAGAGCATCGCACGCCGCCGCCGCCCACGTCAAGCATGCGACCAAAAAGGGCCGTGACCAGGGCTGGCCCGTTATCTTGCGAGCTATCGAGCGAACAGCCCGACCGCGCCCGTTTCAGGTCCGGAACCCATGCTCTAGAGAGGGGGGTCGGGTCGTTTGCCAGTGTTCCACGTGGAACATTTCGTCGGCACGAGGTGCGTCTAGGTCAACTGCGATCGGCCTACGGCCTCGCCTAGAGCACTCCGCTGCGCTCCGCTGGCTGCGTTCGGCGCACTCGACCAACGTTCCACGTGGAACAACGCTATCCGTGGTCAGGAAACGACCGAATGCCACGCTACGTCAACCGTTTAGCACGAGCTCCACGGCCTCGACCTTGACAAGAGCTTGAGTCAAGCCGGCGCTCAGACATGTCGATAGACATGCATGCGCACACCACCACCCTGCCCACACTGCATGCACCGACCCCTCACGTGGGGACAGGCAGACAGCCACCTCCGGTTCGACTGCGACGCCCTCGGCCGTCGATCAGTTCAAGGAACCGGGCAGACCAGCGAACGGAGCCAGGACCGCCCGGACCCGAGCCGGCGAGGGTTGCCAGTGACCCGGATCGAGGCCCATGTCAGCCAGGAAGGACCGCACGCCCTCGTCGCCGTTGACCACGTACTCACGTAGGACACAGCGACGTGCAGCCGGCCACCGATGCAGCCGGTTGTAGGCGTAGGTCGAGAGCGTCCCGACCGTCTCCGAGCCGGCAGGCGTGACCACGAGTTCAGCGTCAGCCTCAGGCGACATGTCGACACGTGCCCACGAGGCCAGCGCCCTCGACCACTGCGAAGCATGCCGGCCATGCATCGTCCGTTCGTACTCCCGCCACAGCGACAGGCAGAACCGATCGCCGTCAGCCGCAGCTAGTGCAGCCTGCCAAGGTGAGATGGACCCGGAGAGGCCAACCTTACGGTCCGATCGGAACAGTTCGACGCCGGCCTTGACCGCATAGAACGCAACAGCCGTGTCGCCCGATGCGCCGGCCCCGACCTCGACGCAGTCCTGCGACCACAGAGCAGCCTCACGACCAGTGTGCTTGCGTACCGCCGTCATCCAACGGTCGACCACATGCCGGCGCACCGCGGCCTCATCGGCCGTAGCGGAGGTGAACACGACCACGTGATAGTGCGGATGCCAGCCGTTCGCACCATGCGTGATATCGACCGCACGAACGAAGCCCGCCTGAGGTGTGCCGGCGCTCGAGGTGATCCACGTCGCACCCAGCGCACCGTCCAACGCCTTGCGACCACGACCCCACATGATCGACGACCACGCCCGCTGCAGGCAGTCGAGAGAGTCAGCGAGCGAGTCCCACGAATGCGACGCCGTGAGCGTCACGAAGAACACCCGACCGCCCAACTCACGATGGCGATCGATCGTCGCCGCCAGTTCCACCGCCCTGCCCTGTCTGATGGCCGGCGCGCAACGCATGCACGAATGGACAGACGAACACGACTCGACCCCGGAGAACGAAGCGTCGAGGCCGTCAGGATGCAGGTCGACACCGACCGCAGCCGACAGAGCGTCACCGCACGTCTGAACACGAGGTGTGACATAGATGCCGGCCCTCTGACACTTGTCCCGAGCGTAATAACGCTGCGTCGATGCCTCAAGCGTCGACAGCGTGGCGAGCCGAGTCGACGTCACGACGCCGGCACCGTTCCGGACCCTGCACCGCCCTGGCGGGCGGTCGCAGGGCGACCGTTCAGGAAGCCGACAGTTTCGGACTCGACCTCCGGTTGCAGGAGTGCGTAGGTGTCATAGGCCGATGCGAGTTTCTTCGACACCCGGTAACGGAACGTCCACTGCGGACGAACGCCACGCTTGCGGACGTCCTCCACGTCGTAAAAATCCACCTTCATCTTGCGGAACATGCCCCGAGCACAGATCCCGATTTCGTCCGTCTGCCGACGCAAGTTCAGCGCCACACGGTCCTCATGCTGCGACACCCACACGACCTCATGGTGCAGTTTCCGGCACTGGGAGAGATACCAACGGACGTGCGCCGGAAGTTCCCGGCCTGCAATAGCCGGAGCCCAAAGATGCGCCTCATCGATCACGACCAACGTCCCGTGAGGGAGCGTCAACAGGTCGTCCCAGCCGTCGACAGCGATGAAGAGCTCCCGCAGGTCCGGAGGAAGGTTCAGGGCACCATTCGAAGCGATGACGCCCCGATGAAACTTCTCGGGACACGAGGGGTCCTTACAAACCACACGCCGGCCAACGTGGCGCAACATCTCGTGAACCGAAAACAACGTCTTACCGTGACCCTTGCGACCGACGATGCCAGTCACCCGACCCTCACGAAACAGGCGTGCGCCCGTCGACGTGACCCGCATGCCGAGAGCGAGCAGCGCCGTGACCAACGACGCCAGTCCGAGGACGTACCACATTAGAAGAAGTCATCCCCGTCGATTTCGTCGTACATGGTGCCGCAGCATTCCAGGCAGATCGGACCCTCGTCGTCATAACCGCCCGTGTCGTCGTACTCGATCCCAGCGCCGCAGACGTGGCACTCCGTGGACACGTCCGAATCGATATGCAACCAGCGGAACAGACCCATGACTCAACCCTTCCCGAGCACCGGAAGGTGCTTGTAGATCCACACAGTAACCGAGTACACCGCCGCAGCCGGCAACCACACCGAAACGAGAACCTCTAGGAATACGAACGTTTCGTAGACCGGGAAGAACCGATCGACAGGCGCAGCGAACTCGGCCATGTCGGCGCCCACCGTGCCGATCGCCGGCAGGTCGAGCGTGCCTTCGGGCAGCACCTCAGTGACGAGAGCGAGGACACCACGGACGAGAAAGAACAGCGCCTCCGTAATCACCTGTGGCAGCCTTCCTCGTAGTGCCGTGCGAGCCGAGCAGCCACGCAGTGGGGAGGCTCCACGTACACCGGACAGGCAACCCGGACGACTTGTCCGTGACCATGTGCCGGCGACTGTGCGAAACAGCCGACCCGATCGGCAGGACGAGTGAACGTCGACACGAGCAGCACAAGAGCGAACAGCACGCAAGGGACCATGAGCACGAGGTAGTCGACCGCCGCAGTCACGATGCGATCAATCTGCGAGTCATCGACCACAGGAGCCATGCGAACCCCAGCCATGCCACCACCCCCAACAGCGTCCGAATGTCGGTCAGAGTGCTTGAGTCGAGAGCCGAGGGACACGCAGAGGCCGTGTCCATGCCCTCGTACAGTTCGCCGGCCAACAGCACCAGGCAGTCGTTGCGGTTCGCCGTGACCGCGGCCGGCGCACCGTCCATCGAGGCATAGACGTCAGGTCCGAGTTCTGCGATGTACGAGATCGGCGCCCGAGTCGCTGCGAGGTTCGCAGAGTCCGCCAG